ATAATACAGCTATTGGGTCTCAGGCACTTCAAGCTAACACAACTAGCGAAAATACGGCGGTCGGCCATAACGCTGCCCCTGCGGTTACAACAGGAGGATCAGGCGTTTATGTTGGTAAATCGGCTGGGCGGTTAAATGTAAGTGGGGCTTACATGACCGCAATTGGGGCTACAGCGTTAGATAAAGCAACTGGTGCGCAAAATACAGCCGTGGGTTTTCAAGCTGGTTACGGATTAACCACCGGAATCCAGAATACTTATCTCGGAGATGAATGTGGTGGGGCAACCGGAACGGGAAGTTACAATACAATACTTGGCTCACAAGCGGCGCAAACCGCAACAGGTTCAAGCAATACTTATATAGGTAGAGCAGTAGCTAACGCATCAACTTCTGGCGATTCTAATACTAGCGTGGGTATGAATTCCATAGTAAATTTAAGCACCGGCTCAAACAATGTCGCTATGGGGGAGTCTTCTGGAACACAGGCTGGCGTTATTAATATTACCACTCAAAGCAACTACATTACAATTGGTAATAATACATCAACCAACGCATATATTAAAATTGCATGGACGGTTACATCGGATGCTAGAGATAAAACAGAAGTCAAGCCAGTACCGCATGGGTTAAGTTTTGTAAATCAACTTAATCCGGTTGCGTTTAAGTTTAAGAAGTCCCGCGAAGATTCTACGCCAACTGGCGATGTGCGGTACGGTTTCTTAGCTCAAGACATCTTGGCTCTTGAGGGTTCTGACTCGGTAGTGATTGATGCTAAAGATGCAGAAAATCTAAAGTACACCGACCAGAACATGACCGCCATCTTGGTCAAAGCCATCCAAGAACTCAAAGCCGAATTCGACGCATATAAGGCAACCCACCCATGACCACTTTCACCACCACCATCACGAAGATGTACACTCTGCCCCAAGTTGAGGGGCAGACCGATGTTGTAGTCAATGTGCTATACAAAGTAGCTGGCATTGACGGACAGTACGAGGCAAATATCGACAACAGCCAGCGTTGTACTCTTACGCCGGGGCAAGCGTTTACGCCATATGACCAGCTAACTCAGGAGCAGGTTATCGGCTGGCTTGATCCGCAGATGATTAGCAACTGCCAAGAGTGTGTACAGGGGCAGATCAACAGCATGATTACCCCGCCTGTCTCTCCCACCAACCAAACGCTGCCTTGGTAAACATATGAAATGGTCAATCACAGAAGTCTATGCTACTGAAAGTGTTATTACTAGGGCCAAATATCATGTGTTGGCCACCAAAGGTGATGATTCAGTAGAAACAGAAGGCTATTGGGATTTTTCTGGAGATGCCACGATTCCTTTTGAGTCTGTGACCGAAGAAATGATTGTTGGTTGGATCGAAGCTACCTCTATGCGCGATGGCAAATGCGTCATAAAATCCAGACTACAAGAGCAGTTGGACGCGAACCAGAAACCTGTTGTTGCTCCTTGGATGCCCCAGGTTTTCACTCTAGGATAAAGAATGACAACGCCAATTGACATCATCAGCAGATCGCTCAAGGACATTGGCGCACTAGAAGCGGGGGAGACTCCTTCACCAGACGCTGCCCAAGACGCTTTTGATATGCTCAATGACCTCATAGACCAATGGTCCAATGAGAACATGATGGTGTTCAATGTAAGCGAAATCATCTTTCCTGTGATCTCTGGCCAGGTCCAGTACACCATCGGACCCAATCCAAGCACTCTAAACTTTGTTGGAGCATCGTTTACCGGATCCATTGCTGGAACGGTTTTGACGGTTACAGGCATCAGCTCTGGCGCCATCGTACAAGGTCAAACTTTAAGTGGGACAGGGATCACAGCTGGAACCAAGATTGTCAATTTTGGAACCGGAGCTGGTGGCAATGTGAACGAGGTTGGAACCTACAACCTCAATGTTAGCCAGACGGTATCGTCTACAGCAATCACGGCCTACTACCAAAAGCCTCTTGGAATCACTTCTGCTTTTGTTCGCATCAACACGAATTCGAACGGAATGCCAATCGTCAACGGTGGCCTAGACTACCCGGTGGCTATCCTGGCTCTGGATGACTATGAGATGATTGGCCTCAAAACAATGAGTGGTCCCTGGCCAAAGGGACTATACTTCAACGCTGGAGAAGATTCTGGGAATTTGTTCCTATGGCCAAATCCGAGCCAGGGCGAGATGCATATGTTTGCTGAGACTTTGTTTGCTCGGTTTGTAACTCAATTCGACACAATAAATCTTCCACAGGGCTACACAATGGCTCTCAGATGGTGTTTGGCCGAGCGATTGATGCCGATGTATGGCAAGAACAATGCGACCCAAATTTCAATGATTCAGACCTTTTCTGGCCAAGCAAAAGCAACACTAAAACGCACTAACATGAGCCCGGTTCAGACTGCACGCTATCCTGACAGTCTGCTTGTTGGAAGAGCAAAGGATGCAGGCTGGATTCTGTCTGGTGGCTTTTTTAGGTAATTTATGCCTGATTTTGGATTTGTTGGTCCAAGTTACGAAGCCCCAAGCATCTATCAAGATGCCCAGGAGTGCATCAATTTTCGGGCAGAAATTGATCCGCTGAAAGCTCCTGGCCAGCGCGGAATTGTTGCTCTCTACCCAACGCCAGGACTGACTGCTCTGGCCTTGCTAAACGCTGGAGAGGTTCGCGGACTTAGGACGGTTTCTGGTGGAGCTCAACTGATTGCGATCTCTGGTCCCTATGTTTACTCTTTGACCTCGAGCCTGACTCCATCAATCATTGGATTCCTCAACACCAGTACCGGGCGGGTTGGGATTACTGATAACGGCGTCAATGTCTACATCGTTGACGGAGCCTATCGGTACACCTGGAGGATTTCTACTCCATCAACCGCCATTTTTACCGGATCTGTCTCTGCTACGACTCTCACGGTAGCAAGTGTCTCTAGCGGGACAATTGGTATCTCTCAACAACTCTTTGGGGTTGGAATTTCTGGAGAAACCGTAATTACAGCTTTGGGAAGCGGATCTGGAGGCGTTGGAACTTACACAATCAACCTGTCCCAGACTGTCGCAAGCGAAGTGATGAGCACGGCAGCTGTCGGAGCAACAATTACCGCTACCATTGGTGGCACTTTAAGTGGCGTTGTTATCTCTGGCATTGCGGGAACTTTCACCTGTTCAGCAGCTCCGATTACCCTGGCCATCGGGAATGCTATTACGATCAGCGGGACTTACGGCGGGACCGGATCCATTGTTGGATATGTAAACCCAACCACTTACTACATTATTGTTACCAACGGCTCAACGACTTTCACTCTGTCTGCAACCTCTGGCGGTCCAGCAATTACGACAACAATTGGAACACCAACAGGATTAACCTACTCTTACGCTCCGACCATTCTTAATGTGACAGCGGTGGCCTCTGGAACGCTTTACCTTGGACAGACAATCCAAGGAGCAGGGGTAGCAGTCAACACCATGATTAAAGCCTTTGGTACAGGCTCTGGAAGCACAGGAACCTACACGGTTAGCGGATCACAGAATGTTTCTTCCGAGACCATGTATGCGCTTAATTTTACTCAGATTCCTAGCACAGATGGAGCGTTTTCTGGTGCAAATACGGTTGATACCGTAGACAATTATTTCGTCTACAACCGCCCATCGACCCAACAATATGGCGCGTCTGATGCTTTAAGTCCAATTTCACCGGCCTTGAGTTTTGCTTCCAAAGACGGATCACCTGACAACCTTGTGTCGTTGATTGTGGATCACCGGGAAGTTTACCTTCTTGGTGAAAACTCCTCCGAAGTTTGGATTGATGTGGGCGCGGTTCCTTTCCCATTCCAACGGATTCCTGGAACTTCTACTCAGCACGGCATTGCTTCTGTTTTCTCTTTGACCAGGGTTGGCAATTCGTTTGCTTATGTCTCCAGAAATCTTAGAGGACAGGCCCAGATCATGAAGATGGACGGCTATCTTCCAAAGAGGATATCCAACCATGCAGTAGAGAACACGCTGGTCAACCAATACATTGATGATGCAATTGCTTGGACCTACCAGCTCGAGGGCCACGAGTGCTATGTGGTCACCTTCCCCACTTTGGACTTGACCTGGGTTTATGATGACACCACGGATATGTGGCACAAGTGGCTCTATGTGGATGATGCTAATGTGTTTCATCGTCACCGGGGGAACTGCTGTGCTCTCTTCCAGGGATTGGTCATTGTCGGAGACTACGAGAACGGCAAGCTCTACGAGTTGGACAACAATGTCTATACCGATGATGGTCACGAAATCCGTAGACTAAGACGAGCTCCGCACCTAGTTGCTGACTTCCAGAGACAGTATTTTGACGAGCTTCAGATCCAATTTCAACCAGGCATTGGGACCACAGGATTCTCTATCCCTACTGCCGGCATTACAATCCAATCACCGTATACAATTTACGCTAATACAAGCCTGATAATTGGCCCTTTGGACACGGTAATTTTGGGCAATGTCAACCTGATAAACACCACGGATACAACAACCTATCCACAGGCCATGCTCAGATGGTCCAATGATGGAGGCAGCACCTGGTCAAAGGAATACTGGACGGCCATTGGCGGTATTGGACGCTACAGGAACAGGGCAATCTGGCGCAGACTTGGAACGGCCAGGGATCGAGTTTTTGAAGTGGTAGTGACTGATCCAATAAAAGCGGTCATTATTTCCGCCAATTTGAAAGCCTCGGCGGGAGACAGCTGATGGCAGCGTTATCGAACACTCCACAGAATCAGACCTATCCTCAGTCTGAATTCTTGGACAAGATAACGAACCGCCCAACTCGAGCCTGGGCGCAATGGTTTCTTAATTTGTTAAATTTTTCAAGCTCAGACACGGCCACAGCGGGAACCGGATCGCTACCAGCAGCACCAGTTGGGTTTGTCAATGTTACGGTAAATGGTAAGGCGTACAAGATGCCTTACTACAATGTGTAAGGAAGATCATGCCAGATTCAGCATTTATTGACGCTCTTATTGGTACGCCAAGTAAAACGCCACAAGAAATCCAAAATGCTATTGCTGATGCTCGAAAATTAGGCTATAGCGATGCTGACATTTTAAAAGGCGCACAAGCTAATTTTGGCGTTGATGTAAGTTCATATTTGAAACCATCAACTTTGGCAAGCAATACAGGATCTATTGATCCATCATTTACGCCAATTTACGCATCTTATTACGACCAAAGCGGTGAACGACCAGAATTAAAGTTTGACACAAACACCATCCAAGGTTATAGCAAACGCACTCCTGATGGCCAAATTGCCATTTATGACACAAACGGAAATTTGGCA